GCACGCCTCTTGGCAGAGCGCGCGGGGCGGCCGGCTCAGCACCGTCCCGCGCGCTCGGCCTCGACCGGCTGGTCATCCGATCCCGAACAGGCTGCGGACCTGCCGCATGACCACGTCCAGGAGCACGGTTGTCAACATGAACCCCTTACCGCTACCGTCGCAGTGGAAGGGGGTCGTGATGGGTCAGGAACCATGGGGTGTCTACGTTCGGATCTCGCAGGCCAGGCGCAAGGACAAGGACGGGAAGACCTACATCGAGACGCTTGGCATCGAGCGCCAAGAGCCACCGTGCCGTGAGCTGGTCGCTCGCAAGGGTGGCAAGGTCTTTGAGGTCTACACCGACAACGACAAGAGCGGCTTCAAGGGCGAACGCCCAGACTTCGAGCGCATGCTCATCGACGCCAAGGAAGGACGCACCAGGGGCATTGTGGTCTGGGACGCTGGCCGTCTCTCCCGTGATCCCGACCGAGACAACGGGCGCATCATCGAGCTGGCAGAGAAGCACGGGATCAAGCTCGGTACGGTCACGGGTGAGTATGACTTGGCGACCTCCAACGGCAAGATGATGTTCAGAATCGCGGGAGCACTCGCGCGACGGGAGAGCGAGCACAAGTCGGAGCGGCTGATGTTGAGGCATGACCAGAAGGCTGCGGCAGGAGAGCACCACGGCGGCGGCGTGCGCCCGTTCGGATATGAAGACGACTTCGTGACCGTGCGCGAGGACGAAGCCAACCTGATCCGTGAAGCCGCTACCCGCATCCTCGATCATCAGGAGCACGTCGCAGTCGTGCTCCACGACTGGCACCGCAGAGGCATCGTCACCACGCGAGGGAACCCGTTCAAGACGGGGCCACTCAAGCGGATGCTCAGATCCCCCAGGATCGCCGGCCTTCGTCAGCACCGTGGCGAGGTGGTCGGTCCTGCCGAGTGGCCAGCCATCATCGACATGACCACCAGGAACCGTCTCCTGGCCTTCTACGGGGCTCGCAAGGGCGCTGCCGGTAAGAAGGTGGGTCGTCCACCAATGAAGCTCTACGCCGGCCTGCTGGTCTGCGGAAGGTGCCTGGGGAAGATGTTCCCCTTCAACAAGGGGAACGCCGTGCAGGTGTACTTTTGTCCGAAGGGCACCGACCACAGTGGTTGCGCGTTGCAGGTGAACGCTCCCGACCTTGAGCGCGTGATGGAAGCCAAGTTCTTCGAGTGGGTGACCGGTCCCCACTTCGCAGCGGCACTGCAACGACGCATGGCAGCCCAACTGTCTGACGATCCGACACCAGAGCGGATCGAAGCTGACCGGGAAGAGCTTTCAGAACTGGGTGCCATCCTCGGGACCAGATTCGCGGAGCCCCAGCACTTCGTTCGACACGCGGAGCTTGAAGCTGGCATCCAGTACTACGAGGAGCGGCTTGCTTCCCAGCCCGAGACCACCACGTTGCTGACCATTCCACGGGCCTCTGACGAGCTTTCGAGGGCGTGGGCTTCCTGGAGTACACCGGAGCGTCAGCGGGTCCTCAGAGCCGTTCTCATTCATGTCCTGGTGATGCCAGGAGTCCCCGGTCATTTCCGTGAGAGTCGCATCGTGCCCATCTGGAGGGACGGAACGCCCACAGGCAAGAAGGAAGAGCTGGAGCCCCTGTCGAAGTTACTGGGTCGCAAGGTGGAGGTCTCCAAGACTCGACCGAGTGACGCTTCGCTCGACAGGATCGCCAAGGAGGTTATGTGATGGACAACGATCCACGGGACGACAAGGCCGAGCGGATGATCGCTCTCCTTCAGATGGTCCACTCAATGCTTGAAGGTTTCATCGTTGACCATCGAAAGGCAGAGGCCAGGGGTGACGTGACTGACGAGCAGCTTGAAGCCTTCCGCTGGTGGATGGGCGAGCTGGAAGAGTTGTTCGAGAAGATGAGGAGCACAGCGCAGGCGGGTCGAGAGTAGCTCTCCCCGAACAGCGTCGAGCCCCTAGGCGATGCCGGACCTAGGGGCTCTTTGCTGACCTCATACATGCGCGTGCGTATCCAGGTCGATGGTACAGCAACGCGATCCTGGATCGTCTATGATCCGAAGTGGAGAGAGTCATCTTCGCACCATAGCCGCGACGATCCCATGCCCTTGGTCAGGGCTGGGGTCGTCCGCTACATGGAGGTGACCTCTTGTCATTCACAGATCACGGGCCAACGTGCCCATGCCGGCGCTGCTGTCAAGCGCGCCATCCCTCTCGTGGCTCCAAGCCACCGACCAGGGAAGATCGCATCCGACGGGCCAACGCTCGGTATCGGGCACTCGAAGAGAGAGACCAGGTTGTTGTCTGCCGAGTGCTCGGACGGATCGAAGTCGTCAACGGGTGCTGGAGATTCACCGGGGCCATCTCTGACACCGGCTATGGCATCTTCGGAGTTCCCAACGAAGAAGGCCACTACGTGGCTGTGCGTGGGCACAGGTGGCTCTACAAGACGCTCGTGGGACCAATCCCGAACGAGCTGACCCTTGACCACACATGCCATAACTCGGACCTATCGTGTCCGGGGGGAAATGCCTGCCTTCATCGGCGTTGCTTCAACGTGCTCGACCACCTGGAGCCCGTGACGTGTCGGACCAACGTGAATCGGGGCTTGGAACGTAGGAAGGCAGCATGAGCTACGTCCTGGTCGATAGGGTCTTCGAGATCAAGGGCCTGGACCCAACCGACTCCTGGGTACTGGCTGCCATCTGCCGGCATGCGGACGACAAAGGTCGGTCGTTCCCAGGTGTGGCGATGCTCTGCCAGGAGACGAGGTTCAAGGATCGGACGGTACGGGACTCGATCAAGCACCTGGAGTTGCATGGGTTCCATGTCGTCGAGCACCGCCCAGGTATGAGCAACGTCTACATCTTGAGCCTCGACAACGGAGTCTCCTGCTCGACAAGAACCAAGTGCCTGCGTACCCCTGCACCACGTGCAGTACTGCACCACGTGCAGTCCCCCCTTGTCGTGCAGGACACCCCTGCACCACGTGCAGACCCACCCCTGCACCACGTGCCGCCTAATCAGTCATATGAATCTGTCAATGAACCAGTCAACTTGAATCAGTCAGAGACCCCTGCACCACGTGCAGGACTCAGGAAGCCTCCGAGAAAGCATCGAGATTCTTCCTCCGTGCGACCGGAGGGAGCGAGCAACAACCGTCAACAGGGTCCTGCACCACGTGCAGGGGTCAGGAAGAACCGGGACTGCACAGGTGATTGCACGGCGTGTCCGGTGTCTCCATGCCCCTACTACACGGACGGGGGGACGGAGGCAGTGAAACAGGATGGTCCCGTAAACGAACGAGAAGGGGACTCTAAGCGTCGTAGGGCTCCAAGGGGTACATCGGGTACACCCCACGACAAGGAGCGGGCTCCAGAAGGCTCCAGTCAGACGATCCAGGAAGCCACCAGAGCAGACAGCCAATGACGCCATCACTGGCATCTTGGAGGGAGTGACATGACACAGATACGGATCAAGAAGCGGAAGCCACGGAGACCCCAACCTCCGAGTGGTGGATGAACGGTAGGAGGTAGGCCGTGACGGAGGAGCAGTACAAGAAGCTGGTAGCTGAGGACCGTCGTCGTGTCTTCGAGCATGCGGTCTTCGGTCGCAGCTACATCCGCGCTGCTGATGACGACGACTTCCTTCGCTCCATCGGCGTGGACCCTGAACAACTCAGAGCAGTAGCAGCCACGGGTGATGACGATGACGACCGATAGCTCATCCGATGGCTTGTCTGCTCCGAGGTACACGCTTGAGAAGCAGGCATGGCTACGGCGTGATCTCATTCGGGACCTTGCTGAAGGGAAGCTGACACAGGTCGAGCTGGCTGAGAAGTACGGAGTCGTGCAGAGCAGCGTCTCGGAGTTCAAGTCTCGGCACAAGGAAGAGATCGAAGCGGTACGCAACAATCTCGAAGACGAGTTCGCCGGCATCTGGATCGCCAACAAGGAACGACGTCTCGCTGAGCTGTCATCCGATGTCGAGCACATCAACGAGAGCGAGCTGGGGAAGCGTGACCCGCAGTGGGCCAAGGTGAAGCAGTCGGCACTGAAGCAGGCTGCTGAAGAGCTGGGTCAGATCCCCAATCGGATCAGTGTGCAAGTGGGCGACGTGCATGTGCGCTACGAAGTGGCCGGCGTGAACCTGGACGACCTGAAGTGACGGGGTACATAGATGACCCGGTACGAGAACAGGCCATTGCTGCCACGAGAAGGGGCCTGTGAGCGATGAAGGTGCTGGAGCACGTGTACGAACCTAGGGGAGCGTGCAACGCGCTGTTCTCGTGCCGTGAGCCTGAAGTGCTGATCTCGGGTCCAGCAGGTACCGGGAAGAGTCGTGCATGCCTTGAGAAGCTGCACTTGATGGCACTCGTCAACCCAGGCATGCGTGGGCTGATCATCCGCAAGACGCTTGCATCATTGGGGAGCACAGCACTCGTGACGTGGCGCGAGCACGTCGTTGCCGAAGCTCTTGAGAACAGGACCGTTGAGTACTACGGCGGCAGTGCTGAGCATCCCGCGCAGTACCGCTACAGCAACGGCAGCGTGGTCGTTGTCGGTGGCATGGACAAGGCCAGCAAGATCATGTCCAGCGAGTACGACGCCGTCTACGTCCAGGAAGCAACCGAGCTGACCGAGGACGACTGGGAAGCACTCAGCACGCGACTGCGTCACGGGAAGATCAGCTTCCAGCAACTGATGGGGGACGCCAACCCCAACGCACCCACGCACTGGTTGGCGCAGCGCAACGACAAGGGCCAGACACTGCGTCTTGAGTCCCGTCACGAGGACAACCCATTGCTGTACGAGAACGACACGCTGACAGAGCGGGGCACGGAGTACATGGCGCGGCTCGATGCACTGACGGGAGTCAGGTACGCACGTCTCCGCAAGGGCCTGTGGGTGGCGGCGGAAGGCATCATCTACGATGCGGCGCGTGTCAACCTTTCTGAGGCAGATTCGTTTGGGAATCACTGTGTCGTAGTGGTGCCCTCCTTCGGCTCGTTGATCCAGACCGCGGTCGGCAGCGCCGGTGGTTGGGGTGGCTT